ATCACCTACATCCAGTAAAATAGATATCTCTCTAACAGACGATGATATTATTCATTTGGATGAAAGATGTTATCAAAATATTCCCACTATTGTGAGAGAACAGCCGGTTGACAGACGACCCCCTCCTGTTTTTACGCGTCGTGTAGGCAGGCCTGGTGTCAGGGTTGCTAGAGGTTTTAATAGTCCTCAACTCATAAGTGACGAGATGGCTGACTTCCTTAATGTACCACACGGTCATATGATGGCACGCCCTGCCGTAGGCAGGGAGATCCACTGCTACGTTGAGAAGCACAATCTTCAGAATCCACACAATGGTCGTGAAATCATACCTGACAATACGCTTGCCCGGCTTTTGAACTACTCATATGAGGGCGATGACCCGAACCAGAAACTTTCATTTTTCAATCTCCAGAAGCATATGACGCATCACTTTACAAGGGTATAGATCAGACTTTATATAAATACTTATTCAATTATACATTCCAATAAAAAGATAATTTCTTTTTTTATGATGTATTACACAATTTATGCGTTTAGGTTATACACCTTTTTGATATTTTTGTGCGAACTTAAATATTCAAAGGTGTAAAATTGAGATATTTATTCATTATAATTATATTTAAATAGTTATAATGAAATGCGAAACACGATACATTTCTCCATTAGGAGTAGATATTGAATTTAAAATTGGCAGAGATGCCGCCGATAATTTTAATATTATAGAATCATCACAAGAAAACGATATATGGTTTCATATTGACCAACATTCTTCATGCCATGTGATTGCATCTATGCCAGAAGATATCAATTATACAAAAAAACAATTGATGTATATTATTAAACAAGGTGCAGTATTATGTAAACAACATTCCAAATATAAATCACAAAAAGATGTTTCTATTATCTACACTTATATTAAAAATATTACAATGACAAATATTACCGGTTCAGTTATTACAGAAAATACAAAAACAATCAAAATATAAATATTATCTTTATGCAGGGGGTAAAGGTGCTAGACATAACATAATAGAACCTAACGACGCAACATCATACTTCACTATTAATGGTAGGTCATTTCCTAGATACATTTCTAAATGAGTACATAATGGTGTACATTTTATAAAATGGCTTAAACTTTTCAATGAAAATTCACCTTGTATTACAATAGATGCATCCTTTTTTTGTATAAATTCCATATTACCACCTGATTCTGAACGATAAATTCTAGAACTCGCAAAGTTTCCTTCACAAGAAAAAATCAAGTCATTACCAACGGACTTTATTTCAATACGGTCTGATATACCATTTAAATCCCTAATAATTTTTTGAAAATCTGTTGTTGGTAAATTAATAATTGTGGAGTATTCTACATCTGGTACAACTAATTCTTCCATATCAGGATCAATTAAACGCAACTTTTGGCTATAACATTGCTTGATGTCACCATTATCGTATTGTAATCCCAAATGGGAGACAATTCCATCATGGTAATCCGCTTTGTCGATATACATAGAAAGAGTATCATCATTTGACATTGTAGATATTAATTTAAACAGATGTAAAGTATTTGTACACACTATGATTTTTTCAGGGTCACATTTATAATGCTCAAATTTATGTGAATTTAAAGAAACATTCACCAAAATAGTATGAGTTTTATCAAAGTTTATAATTTTCATTCCGTCTTTAGTAAATGTAATGGTTGCATCTGTTAATATATCTTTTATTGCAGTTATCATATTACGAATTGGTTGAATTTGTACCGTTTTTATTGTCATTACATTATTTTCTTCGTTCATATTTTATATGCAACAAGTAATATTCTAACTATGCGTTTGTTTTTATATTTTATTCGTTATAATTAAATTAATTATATAAATGAATATATTGAAAAATGTAAAGCTACAAACAATCAAAATAATGACTACAGTATGGCGATAAAATTATTACAAATATTGTATTATTTGCTTACGATATTGATTATTGTTTTATATTTAATTTGATATCATTATCTTGTGTAAGCAGTTTAGGAATTATACCAGTTACAATGATTATAATATATTTTATAATAATAATATATAATTATTTAGTATATATAATGGCAACACAATTCAATACAACAAATTATTCACAATTAAACACTGATATAACCGAGATTATGCGGTCAGGAACTTTCTCGGGTGTTTCTATCAGTATATATACAGATGCTGATGCTACCACATTTGCGGTTGATGGTAATGCACCATTAGAGAATAAAAAAATTAGTAAATTAAATACTACTGGGTCATATACAATTACAGCAACAAATCAATTTATAAATTCTTCAGTAGAAGTTGTTTTTCATGACGGTTCATCATTTAAATCATTTGATACTGTTGATGAGCATTGGTATAAAATAGAAGGAATTATTTTCAATCGTCGCAAGTTTTAAATCTTCAAGTGTGTAAATATCATATATAATTTTATTAGTATACATGATATTTTTTATTGACCAATTCCTGGTTTACCATGAATCATTACATATTTACCTATATATGTTGGTTCACCCATTCCCTTTTGGGCACGTCTAAAACTAGGTAAATCATATAATTCATTTGTATTTGGATTCATTGCATAATCTACACCGTCTATTTGCTTTCTAACACCTTTCCATGATATTACTTTTGTATCTAATCCTTCTTTTATATTATTATCTTTTTCAAAAGTTGGATACGATGAAAATTGATTTGAATCCACTAGCCCATGTCCATAACATACATACTGTTCATCATTGGAAGATTTTAACGATGAATATATATTACAATCTATAGCCGTTTCTTTCATTGAACGTAAAATTTCATTATTAATTTTTTGTTTAAAACTTGCAATCTCATATAAAGTTTCATCAGTTGTTACTGCTGTTTGATTATCTATTTTACTAATATCACGAATACGCAATTCTACATTATTTTTATCTACGCGTTGTTCATCACTTAATGTTGATATGTATAAAAATATTTTTACAGTTCTCATATCCTCTGGTAAATCTTGATGACTACAAATACGTCTAGCACGACCAACTACTTGCTCGGGACGAACCATATGCCAATACGGTTCTACTATATGCACAAAACGGGTATTCTTTAAATTTATTCCTTCTGCACCCGAAGAGGTAATCATTAGCATCTTTATCACTTCACCATATACATTATTTTCGGATATCTTTTGCAAAGAATCTATTATGTTTTGGTCTACAAACTCCCATGCACCATTATAAACATTACGTATTATTTCTTTCTCTTCACTACTTTCGGTACCTGTATATAATACAAATTTGGGCTTTTCCATATCTTCTTCTGCTATATCTAACACCCATGTACCACCCTCATATTTTAATTTAAATTCAGCCATTCCATTTGCTAATAATATTAATCGCATTACACCAATACCTTCAATCGTACGAAAATGACTATATAACAAATGTAATCCTTTGTTTTCTTCATCCATTACATTTTCCAATATTTTTTGAAACTTGGGACTGTATTCTCCCAATGCTGTTTTTGATAAATATTTGCTTTCATTGGTATTTTCATCTACTTCATTTAATTGATTCATTGCAGTTTCTATTCTCTTTCCATAACTATCATCTAATACTACTGACTTTACCGTCTCATTTGCATCTTCTTTTTGGACCATATTATCTATCATATTTTCATCAATATCTTTATTATTATCGTCATCTTCATCCTTATTAATAGGAACAGGTCTTTCAATTCCAGATGGAAATACAAAATTACATGCCGCTCTAGAAAATACACGGTAGGTTGATGATATTTTATAAATTTCATTTGCCTTTTGCATTCGTTTTGCATTCTTTGTTTTCTTTTCTCTATCCGCTTCATCCTTACGAATCTTTTCATAAACACCGAATTGATGAGATGTCATTTCTGCTTTTACTACATGATAATTATCTCCTTCTTCTGTCTTTACTATATTTGGTAACAAATCTTCTTGTGCACTACGGAAATAGGATGTTAATCCCAATATACGGCGTTGAAAGGTATTTATGTTCTTTACACTACCCTTCTCTTCATCTATAAATAAATCAAAAAATGCTTGACGTTCATCCGGCAAAGCTTTGTTATTTATTTCTTCTATTTGGGCATCCTTATAGTTTATTTTATTGTTTTTCAATATGCGTAATACATTTTCAATAAATTTATTATCAGAAATATTACCACTTTCGTTCAATTGAACACCATTATAACGTTCAAATGAGTGACTTGCACCACCATCATAATTCTTTTTTGTTGTAGTATTATCTTTTTTATTTTGATTTAATTTTCTTGTTCCTTTTATAGCACCTCTTTTTTTCATATTAATAAAACCAAAAGGATTTCTAGTTATTGTTAATTTATTATCATTAAATTCCACATAATCATGAGTACGAATATTTGCATCATCTAACATATCCAAAATGTTATCCTTATTTAATCTCTCATTCTTATCCCATGTCATTGGAATTATCCAGGTTTTGATATATCCACGTAATATATTATATAATATACCTATTTCATTCGGGTAATTTATAATTGGTGTACCAGTTAACAATACTACTTTTGCATTATTTGCACTCAACAAATAATTATATAATTTATATGATATTGAATCTGACGCATTTATTTTATTTACAACACGACTTACGAAATTATGAGCTTCATCTATTACCACCACTGCATTATCAAAAGGATTTCTACTATAATCACCGGTTAACTCTTTCATCTTACGTTCATTCATACCATTATAATTAATATCAGTGTATTTACTTCTTATCATCACATTTAATTGTTCATCTATCGCGACTTGTTCACTTGATGATAATATTGTATAATTTGCTTCTTTATTTACATTCACTAACCAAGCTCCATTATTTTCACGAATATATTTACTTGATAACGATAATGCACGTGACAAAATACCCACATATTCTGGATTTCCATCTATGGATACAAATTCCCAATATTGATTTTTTTTATATAACTCATCACCACACTTTTTCATTTCACTGAAAAAATTCATCTTTAATGATGCTGGTGTTAATATAAATACACGCTTTTCACTTTTCATACCTTCTGCGATTGCTATTGATGAACATGTTTTACCAGAACCTAAACCATGATATAATAACAAACCTCTATATGGCGTATATAAATTTAAATAATCACGAACGATTTTTTGATGTGTTAATAAATCAAAATCATTTGTTTGACCACGCGTATCACATGATATATTGGCGGTTGTATCTAATAATTCCTGTTTATACGGTGCAAACATTTCCGTAAGTTTTTGCATATAAATTTTACGATTACTCATGTAATAAGTTGGTGCTTTTATTATTATTTTTTCTTTTTCTTTCGGTAAACGTTCTGATACATTTTGGGAACGGATTACTGCTGTTGTTAGGTCTACATCATTCATTTCTTCTGGTGACGCTACCTTTCCCTTTATACGTAATTTTCGTGGTTTTTTTATTGCTTTTGTTACTGTTTTTGGCTCTTCTATTTGAATTGGTTCTCCATCTTCTTCTTCAATTAACAAATTAGATTCATCAGTATTAATTACAGGTGTTAAATCTTTATTTACACTTGATTCTACTATTCTTAATTTTTTCGTAGTTAATACCGGTACTGGTACGATGTCTTCATCTTTTCGTTTTTCCATTTCATCTATTACAATTGCATCTGATTTATTTTGAATACGTTTTAGAATTGCCAATCTATCTAACATACTGCCTCTACGCTTATCAACCACTTTAAACGGACGGTCATTTACTTCTGGTTTTAATTCGGAGGATTTGTCATCTTCATCATTCATTTCATCTTGTTCTTCGGTTGATTTATTTTCTTCATTTGGAACTTCTTCTTGATCAACTTGGTTTTCTACACGTGGTTTCATTAATTCTACCTTCACCTCGTCAAACGTTTTGGGTAATGGTCGTTTCTCTAATAATTCGTCTAAACGTTGATATGCTATATTACTCATTATTGGTACAAATATATTATATTGTTACAAAATATATTTATATTTATTCGTCATCTTATCATTTACGAATGCTTACTTACAAATAAATCTTTTGACATTGTTTTTATGATTTTATTATCTAATCGTATCTGCTCATCTTCAGCGTCACCCAAGATTGCCCTCATCATTTTATAACAAAAATTATGAGTACGACTATCCATTATCTCACTATCAGGGTGAGCATTTCTCCAATCAGGAACACTACGATAATTTGTCATAGAAATACTACTTAATATTCTGCGTAACTTGGTAAGTTCTTCCGTATCCTTACTCCATCCATCATCTTCTTTTATATACATGGTTTCTCGTTTTATATCTGTACAATGTATTG